ATTGTAAGTAATAATTCATCACCAAAAACAATCGTAGCTACTAAGGTAGTTAAAGATGAGCCTATAACCAGAAACAATGATGAACTTCATGTAATGGTTATTGACGAAGATGGTTTGTTTACTAACGAGCCAGGTGAAGTTTTGGAACGTCATGCTCATGTAAGTAAAGCAAAAGATGCAAAGAGAATTGATGGTGGTTCAAACTACGTTTTAAATGTACTACGAACACAATCATCTTATGTTTGGTTAGGTGCTGTTACTCAGTTGACTGCAAACTCATCTGGTGCTGGTGCAGATGCTGGTGCATTGAAATCAGGTTCTACATACAAATCATTCAATAGTGCAACTGCATCACAAACAATGCCTGGTGGTTCATTAGCAGGTGGTGTTGATGATAATGACCTTTCCGAAGGTGAATTGATTTCTGCATATGACCTTTTCAAAGAGCCAGAAGTTGTTGATGTTACTCTGGTAATGGCTGGTGCTGGTAATACAACAGTTAGTCGTTGGATTATTGACAACATTAGTTCAGTAAGAAAAGATTGTGTTGCACTTGTATCTCCGAATCGTGCATCAGTTGTTAACCCTGCTTCAAACAGTGCAGCAGTTGCAGCACTTGAGACAGATAACACAGCACTTGGTTCTTCAAGTTATGCAGTAATGGACGGTGCATGGAAATATCAGTATGACCGATATAACGATATATTCACATACGTTCCAATGAACGGTGACATTGCTGGTCTTTGTGCAAGAACTGATTTTACGAATGATGCCTGGTGGTCACCAGCTGGTTACAACCGAGGAACAATTAAGAACATAGTAAAACTTTCATGGGAAGCAAACAAAGCTAACCGTGACGTAATGTATCAAATTGGTGTTAATCCACTAATCACTCCAAGAGGTGCTGGTGTACTTCTTTTCGGTGATAAAACTATGCAAGTTCTGCCTAGTGCATTTGATCGCATCAATGTTCGTAGACTGTTTATCGTTCTTGAGAAAGCAATCGCAATCGCTGCTAAAGCATTGTTGTTTGAGTTCAATGATGAATTTACACGAGCTCAGTTTGTAAATATCGTTTCTCCATTTTTGAGAGATGTTCAAGGTCGAAGAGGTATTACTGACTTTAAGGTAGTTTGTGACAGTTCAAATAATACTGGTCAAGTTATTGATACTAATAATTTTGTTGGTGATATTTATATCAAACCAGCAAGGTCTATTAACTTCATTCAACTTAACTTCATTGCTGCCAGAACTGATGTATCTTTTTCAGAAATCGGCGGTTAAGGTATTATAAATACATACATAAATTAAAGGAGTAACAAGAAATGCCTACAATTTCAGATTTTGCAGCAAGGTTTGGTGGTGGAGTAAGACCTAATTTATTTAGAGTACAAATTAATGGAGCACCTGAATTTTTTCAGGATATAGAATTTTTGTGTAAAGCCACAACAATTCCTGCTTCTACAATAGGAAAAGTTGAAGTTCCTTTTCGTGGACGAAAACTTCAAGTGCCTGGCGACAGAACATATGAAGATTGGAATGTAACACTTCTCAATGATACTGCTTGGCAGAACCGTTCAGCAATAGAAGCATGGATGGGTAGGATGCAAGCACATACTGCTAACTACGCAGATATTGATGACCTGTCTCATTATGGTCAAGCTTCTGTTTCACAGTTGGATAGACAAAACAATATCATTCGTACTTATCGAATGGAATGTTTTCCAACATCTGCAGCTGCTATCACTCTTGATGCTGATACTAATGATAGTGTCGAAGAGTTTGAAGTAACTTTCGCAGTTAATTACTTCACTATTGATGGTGCTGGTGGTGATGGTGTTCGAGCTGGTAGTGCTGCCGATATTGATGTTAGTGGAAACATTAACTTATCAGTTGGCGGAGTACAAGTACAAACGAACTTCTAATTTTGACAAGGGGGAGTTCGCTCCCCCTTCATTTTAATAATTAAGTAAAGGTAATTTTTTATGGCTTTCGATATATTTGGATTCACACTTTCAAAGAAACCTAAGAAAGACGTTGGCACATTTATAACACCAGAGAATGATGACGGTGCGATTACTTATGTCGAAGGTGGCGGGTTTGTTGGAACTTATTTAAATACGGACATTGATGCAAAGGATGAAAATCTTTTAATTCAAAAGTATCGTGAAATGTCAATGACACAAGAGGTGGACTTGGCTATTGCAGATGTCGTTAATGAATCTGTTTTACATGAGACTGGCAAATCATCTATATCAATTTCTTTAGATGCAGTTGAACTTAGTGACCACATTAAAACGAAGATAAGTGATGAGTTTAAAAAAGTAGTAAAACTTTTAGACTTCAATAAAACTGGTGCAGACTTATTTAAGAAATGGTATGTTGATGGAAAAATTTATCATCACATCATTATAGATACTAATAAACAGAAAGACGGAATCAAAGCATTGATTCCTGTTGATGCACTTGATATCAAAAAAGTAAGAGAGATACAAAGAGAAAAAGACCCAGTATCGGGTGTTGAGTTTATAAAAAAGATTGAAGAGTATTTTATTTATAAACCAGATCAACTTACTGGACAATACTTACCTCAAGGAAGATTTAGTGAGGAAGTTAAGGTTTCCGTTGACGCGGTTTCTTATGTTCATTCTGGTGTTATAGATGCAGAGAAACAAGTTGTTATTGGGTATCTTTACAAAGCAATCAAACCTTATAACCAATTAAGGATGATTGAGGATTCACTTGTTATCTATCGTTTGGCAAGAGCTCCAGAACGTAGAATATTTTATATTGACGTTGGTAATCTTCCAAAGGTTAAAGCAGAACAATACTTGCGTTCTGTTATGGATAAGTATAAACAAAAAGTTGTTTACAATGCAACTACTGGTGAAGTAGAAGACCAGAAAAAACAGATGTCAATGTTGGAGGACTTCTGGCTACCAAGAAGAGAGGGTGGTAGAGGTACTGAAATCAGTACTCTCCCGTCTGGTGCAAATCTTGGAGAGATTGAAGATATAGAATATTTTAGAAAGAAACTTTATCAGTCTTTGAATGTTCCTATTTCACGAATTGAAGGAACGGAACAAACATCATTCAATCTAGGTAGAACATCAGAGATTAGTAGAGATGAAATAAAGTTTGCAAAGTTTATTGCTAGGATTCGTCACAGGTTCTCAGCTCTATTTACAGATTTACTTAGAGTTCAGTTGATACTTAAAGGTATCATTAAAGAAGATGACTGGCACGAAATTAAAGATTCTTTAGAATACATTTGGACTAAAGATTCACACTATGCAGAGTTAAAACAAAATGAAGTCATGCGAGAACGATTTGAAATTCTTTCAGGTATTGATGAGTATGTTGGAAAATATGTTTCAGATGAATGGGTTAGAAAAAATATTTTACGACAAACTGATGATGAGATTGAAGAGATTGATGCTCAGATTAAGAAAGAAACAGGAACGGGCCCTGATGACTTTGAATATAATCCTGACTTAACTGGTAACACTACGTCACCATTATAATTATGAAAATAACTAAATCAACTTTTATTGAGAATTATAAAAAGAAAGTTTCTGATTTATCTAGTATTGGAAATATGGATGAAGCGATTCATTATGCCTTTAAATTAACTGATACCTATGGTATTATGAAAATTAATAAAGCAATCTTAGAAGCATCAATTGAATATCAGGTTGATGAGTCTGAACTTAGAGAACAAATAAATAATGCATCTTTTATGTTAAACGAAAGGAAAACAAATGAGTGATGATAATTTAGTTAAAAGTATTGTTGACAAAAAATTTAATCAAGCAAATACATCATTTGCAGATATGATGAGAAACAAAGTATATAAGGCTGTAGATGATTTTAAGAAAGGGTTCAAGTATGTAACCCATGATATAACACCCGAACCACAGGAAAAGACGGATGGATGAAGCATTAACACCCGCACAGAGACTTAAGCGTTCAAGGGTAATGAGACAGAAATCTAAAGTTATTCAGAGGAAACGTACTATAGCTATGAAGAAAAGAGCACCTTCTGAGGTTATACAAAAACGTGCATTGAAGAAAGCAAGGGATATTCTTTCTAAGAAAATTTTAAAAGATAGAGATCGAAAAGATTTAGGTTACGGTGAACTGGATCAGTTAGATAAAAAACTAGATAAGAAAAAATCAGTTATTAAAAAGATAGCTAAAAAAATGTTACCACATCTTAAAAAAGCAGAGAAAGATAGAATCGAAAAACTAAGGAGTAGCAAATGAAATTAATTACCGAATGTTCACAAGATGTCGAGTATATTGTAGAAGGTAAAGCAAAAGAACAATATATCAAAGGTATCTTTATGCAGTCTGATATTCAGAATCAGAATGGCCGTGTCTATCCTTTTTCTGTTTTGCAAAAAGAAGTCAAGAAATATAATAATAAATTTGTGAAAGAGTCAAGA